GGGACGCGGGTAATGATGGCGCGGGCAGCGGCATGGATGCCGATATGCTCGATGGTCAGGACGGCAGCTTCTACACCAACATCTCCGCTCGCCTCGGCTACATCCCCCTTGACGCGGCCACCTATGTCGCCGCTGATATACTGGCCAAGCTGTCGACGGTCGATGGCTCCGGTTCTGGCCTCGACGCTGACTTGCTTGATGGGCGGGAGGGCGGCTATTATACCGATATTCCCTCGCGCCTCGGATATGCCCCGGTCAGCAAAGGCGGCGACACGATGTCGGGGCCGCTCGACATCGTCTATCCCGGCGCCGCGCTCACTCTCAACTCCTCTGGCGTGGCTGTTGGTCGCCTTGCCATGCAGGGCGATGGCTCGCTTGTCCTGTACCGTGATGACGGCGCAGGACAGAAGCCGATTTACAGCATCCCCAGCCAGACTGATCCGTTCAATGTGCATAGGACCATCACGCGCTTGGGAAATCTGGTATGGGACGCGGGTAATGATGGCGCGGGCAGCGGCATGGATGCCGATATGCTCGATGGCCATGACGGCGCCTTCTATGCCGACATTAATGCGCGGCTCGGCTTCGCACCGATCCAGCAGGGTACGGGCATCGGGCAGAATGGCAATGTCGTAAAGATCGGGTGGAACAACAGTTCGCGCCTGTCATGCACAGTGGATGCCTATGATGTTGGCAACTTTGTATTCGACGCCAATTTAAATAGCGGCGAACAGGCAGTTAACGGTGCCTATATGCGTCGCAACGGCTACCATCTATGGGGACCGGAAAATGATGGCTCCGGTTCTGGCCTTGACGCCGATTTGCTCGACGGACTTGAAGCCTCCGCTTTCGCCCGCATGGCGGACTTTGGCAGTTCGCAGGGGGACCATGGCTATCAGCGCCTGCCGTCAGGGCTGATCCTGCAATGGGGCAGCGTTGTCGCGCCTGCTGGCGGGGTCAACAATGTGACCTTCCCCATCGCCTTCCCCAACCAATGCCTCGCGGCCTTTGCCACCAATCAATCAGGTGGCGTTCCGGCCGCATGGGCGGGCGCTGGCAATATCGCACGCACCGGCATGACGGTCGGCCATGCCTCGTCCTCGCTCAGCGCCTCATCGGCAGGCACCGCGGCCTTCTGGTTCGCCATCGGGAGATAATCTGTGTCCTATCACTACTCGCCATCGACCGGCGGTTTCTATCGCACCAACATCCATGGATCGGATATGCCATCCGATGCCGTCGCCATTTCCGCCGCGCGCCACGCCCAGCTGATGGCGGCGCAGGCGCAGGGACAGACGATCGCGCCCAATGCGGCGGGCAAGCCCGTCGATGTCGCGCCTGCGCCGCCCACCCTTGCCGATCTGCGGCGTGAGCGTGATCGTCTGCTGGCGGCCAGCGATTATACCCAGATGCCCGACGCGCCGCTGACCGACGCCCAGCGCAATGCGTGGCGCAGCTACCGCCAGTCCCTACGCGACCTGCCTGCCACCGATCCCGCCAGCCTTGTCTGGCCGACCGCTCCAACCTTCACCACTCCACATGAAGAGGCATGACATGACCGAACTGACCACCAAAATCGGCGCTTTCAGTACCGACACGAAGACCGTCCCTGAGACCTTCACCGCTGGCGAGATCATTCACACCCGCGACGTCAACGCCGTGCTGAAATCCAGCGGCGCTTATGACAAGCCCGCCACCGCCACCCGCGTGGCCGAAGTGGCCAATGGCGTGGCGGCAAAAATTGGCCTGGGCGTCATCAAGATGGCACCGCCGGTCGCTGAGCCCGAAGCGGAAGCCCCGGCATCCGAACCGCCTGCGCCTGAAGCCAGCACACAGGGCTGACCTGACAACGTCCGCGCATTTGGACTAGCGCCTGTCCAAATGCGCGGGCGCGCAACGCTTTCAAACCCGCGTCATGGTCCGCCCATGGCGCAACGTGCATCCGACAATGAATATATGACCGGCGAGACGATCCAGATTGGGTCCGTCGCGTCGGTCGATCATGCCGACGCCACCTGCACAGTGCAGCTGGGCGATATCGAAACTGGCCCGCTCCACTGGATCACGCACGGCGCTGGCGCCGTGCGCATCTGGTCGCCGCCGGTCGTGGGCGAACAATGCCTCATCTTGTGCCCCGAAGGCGATTTGCAGAACGGCATCGTCCTGCCCGCGATCTTCTGTGATGCCTTCCCGGCGCCCGCCAGCAGCGGCGACGTCACCCATATCGAATTTATCGACGGCGCACAGATCATCTACGATCATGCGGCCCATGCGCTGACCGTCTCGTTGCCCGATGGCGGCACCGCCGTTGTCGATGCCCCCGGCGGCTCCACGATCAATGGTCCCGTCACCATCAACGGCCCTCTCACCGTCAACGACGACGTCCAGATCAGCGGCACCGCCACCGCCGACACCGATGTCGTGGGCGGCGGCAAGAGCCTCAAGGGTCATAAGCATGGCGGCGTCCAGGCGGGCGGCGCGCAGTCGGGCGCACCCGTATGACCGGCATGTCCCGCACCAACGGCGCACCGCTCGACGGCCTCGATCATATCCGGCAGTCGGTGCAGGATATCCTGTCCACCATGATTGGCACCCGCGTCGGCCGCCGCGATTATGGTTCGCTGCTGCCCGACCTCATCGACCAGCCCATGACCGGCGCAAACATCCTGCGCCTCTATGCCGCCACCGCCGTCGCGCTGTCCCGCTGGGAACGGCGGCTGCGCCTGCACCGCGTGTCGCTGGCCCCCGGATCCGCGCGCGGCGCGGCTGTCCTCACGATCGACGCGGAACGCACTGATGCGCCCACCGCCAAC